CCTGCTAGAACTATCAAAATCATGATAATAATATGATTGAGATAAGTTCTACGTATCCGCTCGGTTAATTCTTGTTGTCGAGACCATAAAATGACATTCTCACACCAAGTTTGCTTTAACCAATCAGCGGGTATCCAATTAGTCCATCGTGTCCATCGGGATGTTTCTAGCCATTCTAAACGAGCAATGAGAAATTCAGTGGTACGTTCCTCAATCTCGTTTGTCCAGTAAGTAAATTTGGGCATATATCTGTAACTCAATACCCTCCCATACCTAATAAGAGCGGATGCCATTACTTCACCTAGTTGTGGATGATACACATTACAATCAGTACACAACAATGGTTCCTGTACACAACTTGTAAAGTGTGTTGTATTACATGTTGTGCAAAATCCACGCTTTGGACATTTTAAACTCTTACGCAATACGCGATTGTGAAGAGCATCACAATTCCCACAATACGCTGAGGTCTTAATTCCAGCAGGGCATCGTTCCGATGCCCTAGGTAAAAGTTTGGCATTCTGTTTTTGGGCAGAAAATATTGGAAATTGAATTTCCTGTTCTGCAGTACTATCCTCTAAAATGTCAGGATTAAGGACATCGCCTGGTTCAGGAACACTATCTTGTTCTGATCTCTCGCAACAACAAACATCGGGTGTCGGTAAACGACAAGTTTTGCAAAGAGTCATTTGCTCAGCAATATTATTACTTCGCGCAACTATGTTAGCCTGCGCTTTGAAAAATTTCTCTGAGTCATGTTTCACAAAACGAATCAATTCTGGCAACCCGATATTAATTAATGGTTTACCATTGTAAGATATAGTTTCCCATCCAATACCTGCGACTCCATTCTTGGTCTTTGGTGTAACCGGAAATGCTCGTTCGACAGTAATATCCCATAGATCAGGGCAACGCCACATACCACCTTCAACATACAAATGAGGACAATGTTCACGAACTTTGTCATCATCTAGCATACTGTAAGTGGCATACTGGGGTTTCACCTTCACTGTGAGAGTAATTCTATCACGTCGGGCAATAGATGCAGGTTCATTCGAATAAACATGAGCACAAGCATCCTTTACATTTTTAGTCTCAATATAGACCTTAGGTTCAACTGAAACTTTACCTTTAAGTTCGGCCTCAGCCATATGGGCATACATTCTCACATTATTGCAGATTTTAAGCTTCATAGCAGTAGGAGCTTTTTCTACAAAATCAGACTTAGTATTACCAATATCGTCAAATAAAATTCCATTGACGTAAGATCTATAATTAGACATAAATTTATCACCATCATCC